ATTATCAATCACGACTTAGATATTGATCTAGTATTCTCACATCTCCCAGAACATACACATGCTGTTAAAAATGTTATCAGCAATGTAACACACCATAGTCCATCATACTTTGGATATTGTCATTGGTTTGATTTAGATGATGTTGTTGCTTGGTCTCAACCAAGTTTCAATCAGAATATTCTTGGTGTGCTTGAAATGCAAAGATGTTATCTGAACACACAGAGTCAGAAAAATCTTGTATTGAATCAAGCTTCTGAGGTTTTCAACAAATCAACATTGTCTAAACTAGATGATATTCTGACACCACATCATCTTGGTATCAAGAAATCAGATCTGGTTGAACCTAATGAAAATACCGATAAATTAATCGTTTTTAATCACCGCCCTGATACATATAAAGACTTTGGTAACTTCATGAAGGTTCTAGAGTCTCTCAGGGACGTTAGACAAGACTTTACTGTATGGATTCCATTACTAGAGAAATCAGACAAAAGTTGGATTACTACAGAGAAATTCAACAAGCAGCGTTACTACAAAAAGCTACAACAATGCCGAGTAGGTTTTTCCCCCAAACAAGTTTATGGAGGATGGAGCGTTTCAACGACTGATGGTATTATGAACGGTTGCCCATACATCATGTATGACGCTGACTATTATCAGGAACTAAATCCAACTGCAGATTTCTTTACTGAGAATTCTGAAGCTGTAAGATTGTTGAATATGTATCTCGATGACAATGATTATCGAAATGATATGTCTGTAAAATCTCAACAGTACATTAGAGACAATCTTATCTATGAAGATGAAGTTAAGAAGATGAGTGATTATATTGACGATCTTATCAGTAAACAAAAAACTATTCAATCTGACGTGACAAAGAAACTTGTTTCTATTATTAAAATGAAAGGACAAGTAACTAAGAAAGAGTTGTTTAATTCATATCTTGGATGGGGTAGAGGAATTAAGTTTGGTCCTTATCGTAGGGCTCTACTTAAGAATAAAAATATCTATGATACAATAGATTCCACACCACACTATTGTTGGGTTGATGATTAAAAAATTTGGTCGTATTTGGAAATATAGTTTAGGAAGTTTCTCAGATGACAAAACCCACAGATATGATAATTACGTGGTTCTGGTACGGACTGCTATATTCCTTTCTTATCTCATTACTAATTGTTTTATTATTGCAGGAGTGATTCGACATTGGAACTAAAGGACTGGTTAAACTCAATCAATCAATCAAAACTTAATTTGATTGATGAAGATTACGGCGCAGAAAAAGATTATCCTCCATTCATCATTAACAAATGTATGTCTGGTTTTATGGACACAGTTCTCATTGCAAATGAGATGAATATTCATTCGGATCTTCCTAAGAAGATGCAATATGATTTTTTTATAAATATTGTGAGACCGAAAAAGAGATTCTCTCCT